GTATACAAGGAATACTGCGAAAGCTGCTGAAACTGGTGCAGAGTATGCAACACAGATCCAAGGACGCATACCTAAACGGTATGAAAGCTCCCACTGTCTTCCCATGTATGCTGAGATACCGATGAGGAAGTGGAATATAACGAGTTGATATGGTCCTCCGTTGTAGAGCCATTCATCCATGGTGCCAGCTTCCCAGATTGGGTAGAAATGGAGTCCGATTGCATTTGAGGATGGCACGACTGCTCCGGAAATGATGTTGTTTCCGTAGAGGAACGATCCTGATACTGGTTCTCTGATTCCATCAATATCTACTGGTGGTGCGGCAATAAAAGCCAAAATAAAACAAGTGGCCGCCGTAAGTAAGCAAGGGATCATCAATACTCCAAACCAGCCAACATATAATCTGTTGTTAGTTGAAGTGACCCACTCACAAAACTCAGGCCAGCCTGACACGGATTTACGTGTCTCTATAGCAATAGCCATAATAAAAGTAGTGCGGTTTATGTATGTAAATATCAGCTTTTGAAAACAAAAGCCTTAACATTAGTATACATTAACCACTTGGTAAAACACCGCTTGAAAAAGCTCCCCAAGCTAAACCAATTGCCTCAATTGTAGAAGTTTCGCCAGTAGCATAAGGCAAATGTACAACGTCTCCAGCGTGATAAGTAGCTGGTTGACCACTAACTAATACTTCACTGTCACCAAATTTTCTAACTTCCCTTTGTTCGTCAGAATAGACAAAATTAGTTTCAACAATATCTCCGAATTTAGGATTACTCATAATGCTGGTTTACCTCCTACAGATGGTGTGTATGCCTTACCTGTTTTATCAAACATGGTGAAGTTCTGTAATAACACGAAGTTACTAGGAATATTGAATAACTTCTGCATCATAGTAACCATCATAGGAGATTGACAGTTAAAAGGAGGTATATCCATATAAGCTAAACCATAAGTCATAAGATCTCTTATAGCCGTCTCTTGCTCGTTCCTAGTCTTCTCTACAAGCTTCTGTTCCCACTCTGCCATACTTTCCATACCTACAGGGAAATCAGAGGGCTCAGGAGGGAATAGACCCTCTTCAAACTTCATAGAATAAATATGTTTACAGTATCTAACCTCATCTAAAACAGGTTCCCAAAAGTCAGTTAACTGTGTTATCACATTGTTTTTAGCTTGATAATCTTTAAAAGAAGGCATACCGTCTGATCTAGCTCCGGGAAGAGAGGGATCAGATCCACTTCTTATGTAAACTGATCCGAAGTCTTTATAAACACCAGGATTATCTCTGGTGGTTCCCGGAACAGTAGAAGATGTAGGAGCAACAGAAGGAGGCAAGTTAAATTCAGCACTAGGCGAAACTATTTCCATTCGTCTATTAGTGACCGCATCCGTCATAGCTTGGTTAGAAACTTTATCCCCAATCTTTAGAACTTCAAAACGTCCAGGTTTTAAAGAGGCTACATTAGTTCTTGGAAAATTACTTGCCTTTCTTTTACCTAAAGTAGATAGATAAGCATAATCACGTCTACTGTAATCCTGACAGGTGCAGTAATATCTAGTTCCTGTCATAAAGAACCTTCCTACATTAGGAGCTTTAGTAGTAGGTGTAACAAGAACTGCGTCAGGAGTAGCCTCAATAGATCCTCTTTTTTTTAATTTAATAACACCAGTAGTTTCATCTATAGCTGCTATCACTGCTTGTACAAATCCAAACCTTCTTTGAGTTGTGGTATCAATTGTCTCCTTAGTTATAGGGACACCCTCTGGTTCTATGATACGATCTTCTATAACTTCTCCAATAGTAGGCTTCAAGCCCTCTGGAATACCAGCTACAGGTATAAATAAAGGAGGAGGCAAAGGATTAGCTGCACTCCAACTCCCAGATAGTTGTACTATAAAAAACTCCTCATCTTCGGTAACTGAAGCTATAGAAGCCCTAGCTCCTGTATGATCTAAAACATTATCAAAACGTAAGCTACCTGCAACTCTAACTCCTGCCCAGTGACACCCTAATTCTTTATTCTTAGTAGGAAATCCTTTAAACACGCCAGGAATGGCTGGTTGATTTCCTGCAGCTGGAGAAGCTCCTTGAGGTAAAGGAATCTTATATGTAAAAGGAAAGTCAATAGTGTTTTGGTAGTAAGAAGCAGTAGCTATTTCAAAACCTCTTCTCCATCTAGACCATGAAGATGCACTGTTTACCCTATAAATAGAAGAAGGTAAACTACCACCAAACTCAGCCTTTATAGGTAATACTCCAAACTTATCAGGTTTACTAGCACCTTTTAAAAAGGAAAATGTATTACCTCTTTTAGCCATTTCATTTACCTTAGAAAAATCCTCCTTGAGCTGCTACATGAACTCCAGAAGCATAGCCAGCTGTATTAGGACCTTCTGCATAAACTCCTACATAAACTCTATCGCCACGTTCCATATAAACTCCTCTGTTTCTTATAGGCTGACCAGCGTTAGTGTCTCCAGTAGAAGAGGCATAAGCAGAGTGTACACCAGGAGTTGATACATGAGGCATTACATCCGAACAATCTACACTGTGAACACCTGCTGGTACTTTCTTAGCAAACAATACTTTATAATCTCCAGAAGCAGGAATAGGTGTTGTAGTTCCACGGGTCTGATAGAACACAAAAGTTACTTCAGGCTGTTGTCCGTAATTAACTCCTTTGTAACTGAAACCTTGAGTTAAACCTCCAGAGTAATTCAAAGCTTTCAAAACACCTGTTAAAGTAGTTGCTCCGGTATAGGTGTAATGTCCATATTGATAAGAGTTACTTGCGACAGTTGCTTGCGTTGGATCTTCCATAAAAACAACCATTCCACTAAGTAAAGAAACAATGGAATCTTTATTAGTAGCATTTAAAGTAAAATCATTCCCACGGAAATAATCATTCCTAGTAATGAGAATTGAATCAATTACGCCGCCGTTATTATTATCTTCGCTTAACGCTGCGTCCATATCAACCAGAATAGATGGTGCTTGACCACCCTGTACAAATAAAGTATTAGTTGCTTCACTTCCTACAGTCTGCGTAGTAACTCTTACTGAATCAAATAAAGGACGATCAACCAAAAGTGGTTGTTTATTAGTCGAGGTAGATGCCACTTTTAATTACAATGCTTTTTGTCTATTATAGCCTTAACCATATGGTGAAGACAAAAATCCTGAAGGCATCTTATTTAACTCACTCTGCATCATCACAGTAGGGTTGTTGGCAACATTTAATAAATCTTGAAAAGACATTAGAGAAGAATCTTTATTATCAGATTTAAACTTAAATTTTTTGTTTATTTTATAATTTAATCTTTGTTGAGGAGTATATTCGCTCAAACCGCTTCTGTACACCTCTCCTGGGAGATATTTATCGGCATAATCTATATACTTCATCTCCAGTTTTCGGCTAATTGCATCCTTGATCCTACGGCAGTATCTGCAGGCCCTGGTAATGCCTGTATAAACTCAGCTCCTGACCTTTCATATCTATAACGTGCTTGAACAGGATCTTTATAATTAGCAACGTACAATATACCTGCTAACCTGTTAGTTTCATATAAATATATCTCACTCCAAATTTTTAAAGCTTCTTTAGCGTTACTGGAACGAATAGTTCTATCGACGTCACCAGCTATAGTTTCTAATCTTGTAGAAGGAGTTGAAGCTACCTCTGTCTTTTTTTCAGCCGTGTCACAACGACCAATCTGAACAATTATTTTATCAACAAAGAAAGAGTCAGGAACCGTATTCATGGCTTCCTCTAAACGAGCATAATCCCCCGCTGGAACGGAAACAGTAAAGTACCCTAAATGATACCTAACTCTACTTTTATCAAAATCAGATAATTCCACTCTGGATATATCAAGTATCTAAATTATACTCGGATTAAATCGGCAGCTATTACAGCATCCCAGTCTACCCTCTTTATCTGCTTAAGCTGTTCAAGATTAGCAAACCTCTCACCCGATAAAGACATCTGTAAATCTTTTATCTCTCTTGCAGTTTTTAAGCCTATCCCTTTTATATGATCCGCAATCATCTGAGCTGTAGCACCGTTGATATTCAATCGCATATCAGGAGGGAAAGTTCTGGGATCCTCTTTAGCTGCCTTGTCTTTTATTTGTAGTGTCTGGACTTTAGTGGTTGCTTTTTGATCTGGAATCAATTCTTGCTCATAAGCATGAAATATTCTTCCGTCTTGGTCTTCGACCATAAAACACTCACCATTATCTAGCTCACTTATTTTTTTAACTCTGGAACCGGTCTTCTTGTGTTGATAAAGCATAACTAAGATCAAAGTATTACCCTTGATCTTAGTTTACCTTATTTAGCTAACTGTGCGACCTATTATGTACTGCTCGATATCGTTGTAGTCAGGAGCTTCATCTGGTTGGATGTAGCATACTTCACATACAATGTATCCTTTCTTTCCAGCATCTACATCTGCATCTGACAGGTAGAAACCGTTACCAGCTGAAGTAGCATTAGCACCTGCTTTACTGAACACTTTGTAAGTAGTTGCAGCAGTTATTGACTTGTAAGGTGTTGCTGGGTTATCTGAACCACCAGCACCTACACCAGATGCAGTAACGAATGGGTTACCACTATAACCTTCAGAACCAGCAGCAAAGAAGATAGCACCTGATCCACCATCACCAGTACCGTCTACAGTAGATGTGATGTTTGCCTGAGCAACGGCTTCTCCGAGACCGGAAGCTGCTACAGGTGAACCACCATTGCTACGTCCAAATGAGATTGCATCGCCAGTTGCGGCATAAATACCGGAAGCAACACGACCATCCCAACCAGATGCGACAGATACTGCAGCACGATAAACATAAGCAGGAAGCGTTGCATTACCTGAAACTACCATTCCTGTGATGTCTGTGCGTGTATCATCATTTCTGTAAGGTGAAGGAACAATGACATCTGCTGAAGATACCTTTGCACCTACCTTACCTGTGATTTGTGCATAACCACGTTGTTGGAAATATCTATAACCTGGAACAGCGAGTACGGAAGTAGGACCTCCAATACTCTTGTCATTAGTGCTGTCATCGTTAGTATCAATATTCTTGTACCAACCGTTGAGAGCCTCTGTAAAGTTACCAGGGTAGATTTTCTTAGCTGATAAATAAGACATTTATTTCTCCTTTAATTTTTACTTATTTTATTTAATTACTAGATGCTGCCGTCATCTGATACGAAACTGAATGCTGTTGTAACGAAATCTTTGTTTAGACTTTCGAAACCAGCGTATAGTTGCCAGATCAATATGATAAAGCGACTAAAATCGTCGTTATTGTTAATTAGCACCTGTGCGTTAGGTCCACCGATTCCAACACCAATTGCTTGTGGTCCAAAGAAGAATCCTTGTGCAACTTCTAGTGAAGAGTAGCTACTGCCACCATCAACAGATGCTGTGATGTTCTTAGTTGGGAAGTTGGTTGATTCGAAGAACTTAACACCTTCAAACTGTACGCCTGTTGGCATCACTGGTTCACCTGCAAGGAAGTAAGCTTGTCCAGCCTGAGGTCCTTGGAAGAAACTAGCATTGTTAGGAATCATAGGATTACCCATGTACATTCCTTGTCCAGGAGCACCTGCGTAACGTGCGATTTCTCTGAAGTCACTGTCACGACGTAGATGCATCATGAAAGTTGGATCAACTAAGCAACGATATAAACCATCTGCATAAGTTGGAACGTTTCTCTTACGTAAGTCTTTAACAACAGTTAAAAGGTCAGTCTTTACTGAGAACTGTTGAATCTGGTTACCATACTCAGTTGCTGTGTATGAAATACGTCCAGAAGAATCTTTTGTTTTTCCACCAGCGAAGAAGTATCCTCCTTGTGAAGCGGATGCTGCTCCGTTAGCTTCTGCTTTTGCAATTTCGTCAATGAAGACTCTATCACGCCACCTTCTATAGTCGTCTAAAAGGGTTAGAGAGCCAATCGACTGGTGAAACATATTTAAGTTACCAGTATCTAAAAGAAGACGCTGTGCTGTAACTAGAGTTTCACGAGCAATTTTAAATGTGCTTGGCTGTGTAGCATCACCTGGATCTGCAGGACCTGTGTACTCTTTAAGTACTACAAGTACCTTTTCCTTTGTAATGTTACGGCTGTTTGCTGTACCAATGGTTTGATCGGCGATACGCTCTCTAGAGTCCTTAGTACCTGGTGTTCCCCAGAACTTGTATCTATCTAGCTGTACCGTTTGTCCTGGCTGTCTTGAAAAGTCGTGTACCACTACTGGTTCCACGGCCATCTCAGCCACGTATGCTGGGTGGGGCCTATAGAGCTCCGCACCTAGAATCTTTGGAAAGTCATTATCAATGAACACTTTGCTTTATCCTCCAAAAAGCGGCAGTAAATGTTTTATCGGGTAAAAGAGTTAGACGTTATTCCCGTCCTATCTATAAATTAAATTTTAGCAGTACATAATTTTTTACAAAAAGAAGTATGCACTGCTACAGAGCTGAGCCCTACTCCATCACGAATAATTTATTCTGAACGGTGTTTGGCTGTGCTTGGTTAAGCATTCTCCATGCATTCTGTGGATCACGACTCATAGTGTCGTTAAATGAACCCCAGAAATTTTCTGGTTGCTGTGGTGCAGCTGCCTCTGGAGGTGCTGGAAAGTTTTGTCCTGTCTGAGCCATAGCATTATTTTGCTGTGGAGCTGTTGGATAACCTTTAGTTTCTAACTGTGCTTCGTCCTCATATACAGGGCATGGTCCTTCTGGTCCGAAATACTTAAGTGTGTAATCACTTAGTACGTCTGGGTTAGTAAGAATCTCGTTGTAAGCAAGATTTTCTTGATGCTCTTGTACAGCAAAATTTGCATATCCTTTTATTGTGTCCTGAGCTGCATGTCCCCAAGTGACCGCACTATCTAGCATTCCTTCTAGGTTTAGAGCGTACTGGTTTAGCACGGCTGGTGCCTCTACCCCGAACGCGTCCATCACCTGTCTGCTTTCTTGGCTCATTCCTATTTGGTTCTGGATTGCGTCCAGCTCCGCTGATGAGGGAATCGAGGAGGTTTGGGAAGAGTTGGCCGAGGATACCTGGCTGGCTGACAAGGTCTGGGGAGCCGAGGCTGGCGTAGTTTGGACGCTGCTGGCTTGTCCGTAATTCGCTGGTGCGTATTGTGTCGGTATCTGAGAGGGTTGACCCTGGAACGGGGATTGAACTGGTGTACTCAGGACGTTCATTACCTTGTTGAACGCCGATTCCCATGGATTCCCCTCCGGTGCCGCTGGAGCCGCTGGTTGGGATTGGGGGGCGTACTGAGTAGGGCTTGATTGGTAGCTGGGGGCTGCCTGAGGTACCGCTTGGGGGTAACTCGTACCCACTTGATACGGTGTTGGTGCCTGTTGAACCGGTGCCTGTTGAGCCGGAGCTACGTAACTGCTTGGAGCTACTGCCGCTGCTGGTGCTTGGCTCATCTGTGGGGTCGATTGGACGGTAGCGTCCTGCATAACTCATCTCCTTTTGTAATGCTTCTAATGTTCGATACAGATAGGGCGTCATATCCAATCTTGGGTCTGCCGCCATTGGTAAGTCTGGTGATTGTGGGTGGGGAGTCTGCATCATTCCCCCTACCAACTTTGCGAACTGAGAATATGCACCCTGCAGTTCATTGACCATCCTGAAGGGAAACCCTGATAACATGGCTGCCCTTTCCTCGTCCGTTTTTGACGGAAAGAGGTATTTCAATGCTTCTATGCTATCAACGCCTAATTCTTGAAGATTTCTTACAACAATAGAATTGTTTAAAGTATCTTGTGTTGAGTCCTCATATACAGGACCTAACCATCTCCATTGAATACTCAGATCTCCATCAGGAATTAATCCTTTTACTCCGGGTGGTACCTGTTGAGCTTGCAAGGAGGCCATTAGTAATTGCTTTACTTGATCCTCATAAAACTTCATCGCTCCTTCGTAAAGCTCCAACTCTTCCATGGAAGCACCTTCGGGAAGATCTAGTGGCTTTTCTAGTCCTACTGCAGAAGCTAACGTGTCACGGAATAGCTGTTCTTCTTGGAATATGATTAACTCTAAGCAACGACAAATACCATATGTATACAGAGAAGCAGCTTTCTTTTTAGCTGTTGCAGCAACCCTACCAAACAAGGATTTATATTCAGTAGCTGTTACTCCAGCTGAAATAGACAGCTCATCTACTCCTCCTAGTGCTGTTCTTATTTCTTCTCTATACTGTCTAGAAAAAGAATTCTGATCACCAGTGATTGCATCGGGAACAATATAACCAACCCTATCATTCGGTTCTAAATTAGCTATAACCCTTGGTACTCTTATCTGACCATCAACGCCACGGGATAAAGGATCTGCCTTGAACCTAGATTGACTCAGAGGATTCATACCGGCAAAACCAGAGTTAGCTGCAATTGAAGGTCTTTGAACAGCAGACTCACCTGATTCCATTAGATCTGTTTTAGGTCTTGAAGACAGTAAAGTTGGATTACCAAAAAACTGTACGTTTTTACGCATGGTGCGTATCATCTCGTCATGAGTACATATATGGTTAGCTAGAGCATCAAATTCACCAACACCTTCAGCCGAGAATCCTTTAGCGTTGTTAAATATTTCTACACAAGGAATGAATCCTAAAGTATTAGTGAATGTTTTAGTTTTACCTCCTAAACCTTGATAAGCAGAATCAAAAGATATCTCACCTTCAGAATGTGTTTCTTGAATTATTTTTTTCTTAATAGATAATTTGATATATCTTCTAGCTCCACCAGCTCCTAACATATCAGGACCACTAATAGTTTGATTAACTACTTCTTGTTGATAACCTGAACCCTGACGTACTTTATAGCTATAAATGATTACAACTTCATCAAGCTGACCGTCAATATTGTAATAACTTCTATATTCGTGCTTACGAAAATAATATAATCTGTAATTAGTCTTAGTGGGTCTGATGTAAAAAATACCTTGTCCATCACAAAGAAAGTAATCCCATATAGAATCTAGTCTAGTATCAAGCTGGTTATATTTAATTACTCTGTCTACAAAATCTTTTCTTTGATTTCCAAAATTATCTTGAGCTGGAAAAAATTCTACGCCTTGTCTAATTCCGAACAATTTCATCTGGGCAAGGTGTGAAGCCACTATCCCAGTGTCTATCATTCCTCCACCGTCTTTGTTGAGGTAAGAGTCTATTATCTCTTTTAATCTAGTTTTAGGATCACTGTTTCCCATTTACTATCCTTTACGCTTACCTTTATACATCTTAGCAGCTCTAGCAGCTTTGCCAGCTTTTGCTGCCGTTTTAGTATTCTTTACGAACTGTTTTCCTTTTCTACTTCCGGCTCTTTTTTTACGATCAGTTTC